CCTGCAAATTCTCCAACTTGTCTTCCATGACAAAACCTTCCTTTGTATTGTCCCGTAAAACGATTGACGGGACAATAGACCACTCCAGAGTCCCGTCTAAATGCTGATTTATATGAAAACCGCACCATAGAAAGCCCATAATACGGTTCTAAATGATGGTTTATATAAGAACAGCCCCATAGAACAAGTCCATGAGGCCATGAAAACGATAACGGCTATACGCTCCGCCTGTATGGTGGAATATCCAACGTGGCTTGAAGCCCGTCGTTGACATGCTCGGCATCCCTCAACGAGAGGCGTCCGAACCATCGCAACAGTTCGCTCTTGTTGAAATAGAAGCGTTGCGAACAGCGCACGAGCGACGGCTTCGCCAGTCCCTCGGCTTTCCAGTCAAGCAGTGGAACGTCGCCGGCCTCATCCCAATCAGTGTTGCCGGTTATCTTCGCCACAATGCCCGACACCAGATCACCGTCAACCTCGGTGATTACCACGGGACGCGGCTTGCCGATACCGGGATGGTCGGGAAACTCCACCCACATCAGCCACACGTCATACAGACGCGGTTCACTTGGCGTACTGGTCATAGACGCTATCCTCCGAATCATCCCAATCGGCGGGCAGTATCACATGACCCTTCTCCGAACGCTCGAACATGTAGGCATTGTGAACAGGCGGCACCGGATAGCCGTCAGGCGTGTGCCGCGTCGGCTTGAACGGCAACCCGTTGTCCACCAAAGACTGGCGTAAAAACATGTTGACTGCGGTGCTCAGGCTCATGCCCATGGAATCGTAGAGCGCGGCGGCACGCGCCTTGACATCATCATCAATATTGGCGACCAGCTTACCCATAATAAACCTCCTTAACGGTTAACAGATGGTATCAATCATATACCATATTGGGATAGAATAGTATCCGAATTTTTACTAGTAGATGTAAATCTCACCCGCCTTGTGTTTCCACCCGTCCGGCGCGTCAGGGAACGCCTTGCGCCATTCAGGTGTCAGAGATCCAAGCAAATCGGCGTAATCATCAAACGAGAACACGTCTTCATACTGTGCCTCAATATCGTGTGCCACGCCGTCCAGTTCGCCCAACATATTCATGAACTGTTGGGTTTCGCCATCGGGATACACGTATTGGGTGAGCATAAGGTTACTCCGCCAGTCGTCCAAGTATTCTCGGACGCGGTAATCGATCAACGTAAGTTTGATAGTGGCGCTCATAATAATCTCCTAAAAAAATATTGATTTGGTTTGTAGAAAAATGGGTTGCCGTCCAGCGGAAGTGAGGGAAAAACACCGGACGGCAAGAACTTAGAACAGCGGCAAAGCAAACCGCTTATCGGGCAAATCGGTGGCGTTCAACGCCGCCAGAATCAGATCGGACGTATGCAGTGGAATGTTGGCACGCACGGCCGCGATATTCTCGGCAGTGTAGGCGCAACCGGACGATTCCAGCACCTCACGAATCTTCGCCGTGGATATCCTGACTTCCATCACAGTACTCCCAGCAAATCATCGATAAGCATGGCGATAGCGGTTTGATAACGCTGATACGTGGTGGAATAGGCGCAGTCGTAAACCTCACGCGCTCTCTTATCCAGCACGTCCAACGTGAAACCGCTATCAGCGGTCAAACGTTCCATTTCATCATTGTCAGGCGGCGTACTGGGCATACAGCCGACACCCTCCAAGGTGTCCATCGCGCGCCGGCGTAAATCATCGATGAAACCATGCTGACCATCGAACACAGCCGACAAGTCATACTCATTATCATCAGCCATCTCCCACGCGGATTTCAGCAGCAGTCGCGTGGCCTTGTCGCGAAGCTCACTCATAATCACGCCGCCTTAGCCCACAGGTCACGGGCGACGGCCACGTAATCGGCCACCGCCTTTTCCAGCACATTGTCACTCCCCCGCTCATAACGTGCGCGGTAGGCGACAACGCATTTGCCGTTGGCCGAAGCAACATAGGCCACCTTGCGGCCCTTGCTGGTACGGAAGTGACGGATATGGCCCAAACCTTGCAATTCGGGGCATTCCTTAGCCATCATCAGGTCAGGCATCGTGCAATAGGAGACGGCGAACGTGTTGACCTTCGGCGGTACTTCGGGAATCTCCTGCGTATCCGGCGCGGGTTCATCATCCATAAACTCGTCTTCCAGAATCGCGTCCTCGGGCATGGGCACCGGCCAATGGATATTACTTGTGAAGCGTTCCTCCTCACACTCCCAGTTTGCATCGATCGATGGGTGCGCGACAATGCCGCCAACCGTTTTAGTGTCCATGCCTGTAGGCACCGGCACCGGCACCGTTTTCATGCGTTCGGAATCGGGTATGAGCATCCAACCATGCTCCAAATCGGTCTGGCTTGACCTCATGCCGTTGAGAAAATCCTCATACCTGACTCCCTTGGCCTGCACGTTCCACGCCGTACCCTGCGAAGTCTGGGACAACGACCAGACTCGCTTCACCTTAGCGTTCACGTACCGCACATCATATTTCGAACCGTCCTTGCGCAGTCGCACCCACATGCCGCTCACGGCATTCACGTTACGGGACGGGTCATTAACCAGCTTCTTCATTTCGATTACCTCATTTCACAGATTGATTCAGACTTGCGCGCCACGGTGATAGGCGTAATCGCCATACACGCAAGTGGCGGTATCATCAACGCCGTAAGGCGTGGAACATTGGGGAGTCGGCTGGATAAAACCAACCCACCTGAGAAAGAGAATGGCCGCGACTAGCGCGGCCACAAGCAGAACATGACGGACTCTCAACACTCGCCATCCTCAGTGGCTTCAGTGTAGAAAACGTCGTCCATCTGGTCATTATCGAAACGCTCATTGATGTAATCGGACAACGCTTCAACGTCGCCGTCGTTGTAGAGTCGGGCGATTCTTCCACACCCTACGCCGTTGCCTTCCAGCATGTAAGCGTCCTGGGCCCAGTAGGGTTCGCCTTTGAAAGCCGCGTTATATTCGGTTTCGGTGACATACCCGTAATCGCCCAGACGGTAGATGCCCTCATAAGGCTCGAAACCCTCATAGTCACAGAGCGGCAACAGTTTCGCGTCAACACGCTCCGCCATATCCGTAATATCCTTAGCGGTAATCATTTGTTTAGCTCCCTTAAAACAGCGGTGGCATGGCTTCAATGCCATGTCCCGAAACGATTGATTTAACGACGGACTCGCACCATATAGCCGCGTCCCCAGTGGTCGATCACGGCAATCACTCCGCGTAATACCTAGCCGGGTTATTCTGCATGTCAACACGCCGCCATGCCCTGACCAGTTCGACGGTGGGCGCATACCGTTCGACAGCCGACCGACTGCCGTCGTACCGGACGGCCATGTCATTGTCGCAACCGATAACAGTATCCGCCATGATATGACGCGCCTCTTTCGACGTGATGGCCTCACGATGCCAATTGCCATCAAACACGTCGTCGGCAACCCAAGCGTCACGCTCAGCCCTCGACTCGAACACGTAGAGCTCACCCGGCCATGACCCGTCATCCCATGTCGCGCCGATACCATAAGCCCAGCGGAAAGCGTAGAAGTAGCGTGCCATCATGCCACCGCCTTAAACTCATGCGATTGGATGAAATCGTTGCGGCTGAAGACGTTCTCAGGCGGGAGAAAATCACTCGGCCAGAACGTGAATGCATCGTCCTTGAAGTAGCCTCCTTCAATCCACTCGAAACGCTTACGCCGGACACGCCGAACGGTAAGCCAGACGGTATCGTATTTATCGAACGTCACCGTCTTGTCAGTGGCTTTGACGATAACGTAGATGTAGCCGGCCAACGAGTGGGCCAACCAGCCAACGTGGAAGTCGCTTGGATTCAGTATTTCTTCAGGCATGGCACACCTCCATTAGTGTGATATAGGATCTATAGGTTTGATTGATTGAAATTTGCCCGAATGGGCGTGAAGCGCGGATAATGCGCCGCGCTATCGCGGTCAGGTCAGTTAAGCCGCCATCTTGCATGGTTTGACGGCATGATAACCGTCTCGCCCAGCCCATGCCACGGCTTCATCGAACCGCGTGAGCATATCCACCACGGTTTCGCACTGGCGATGTTCCGGGCCGAGCGGCACCATAGCCCAGTACGCGCGCCCGTCCGGCTCATAGAACCGGTACTGCACTACAACCGTATACGGGAACCGGCCCAACAGCGGCTTATCCCACTGCTTGACGCTCACGCGGGTATCGTTGATAACGGTCTGTTTGATGATTATCCGAGACATTGTGAATCTCCCTTGAATTGATGAAGCGCGGAGACAGCCGCGCGACTGAATGAATCTGATTGAAAGACTTAGTAGCGTTCGTCGATTAGAATGCCGTCTTGGTAGATGTACAGGCCGGTACCGCGTCCGTTGCCCATACGGGCAGAGTCCCAATAGCAGAGTCCCGCCTGACCAGACCCGTCTTCGTTAGCGCAAGGCGGTATGTTGGCCGTGTCACTGCTACCGCAAGCGGCTAACGACATCAAGGCGATTACTGCGGCAAACGCCGCGACACACTTATTACGCATGGTTTCCTCACTTCCATGTGAGGCAGTACACTGGGTACCGCCTCTATTGATTGCAGATAAAGGTCAGCCCCGCAAGTGGTGCGAACACTTACGGGGCATTTACGTTAGTAGCTAAGCTACAGTGCGTAGTCAGGGCTTGCACCTGATTAAGCCGCTAACCGGCCTACGCAAAGATTCATAGGGCACGCGCCCGCCTACTCGGCGGCGCTTTCTTTCGGCTCACTAGGAGCCTCAGCAAGCGCAAACATCTCGGATAAATCGTTAGCCATCTTGCGCCGCCCCAACGCACGTAACCATTTAACAGCCATCTCTAACGTCATGTTTTTTGTATCGAGATGCCCATTCTTGTACTTGGATACCGTGGTACGAGGTATGCCGATTTTATCGGCTAACTGTTGATTATCCAGATTCTTGCTGTCTTGCAATTCCCTGTAGTCCATGACCCACCTCGCTATCTGTTTCAGTGGGCCTAATTATACCTTTGGCTTATTCGCAGACGGAGTTTCTGATGCCATCGCGCCGCGTTCTCTCAGCGGCCCCCGCACTACTCGCAAGACCTCTGCCTTGCTTCATTATCCCTCACCAGTCCTTGACTGGGTATCGGTAACACTATTCAATTCTCAAACTCTCATGTCACTCGGGATAGCTCTCACCTATCACCGGGACTTCGTGCGCCGCTGGGACTCGAACCCAGTACCCGCCTATCGGCGGCGCTGTCAGTAGTTGAGCTCGGCCCACACTCGGTCGAACTTGCGGTAGAGCTCGGCGGGATATTCCTCGTTGTCGTCCATCTCGATACCGAGGGCTATGGCCGTGATGTCCAGCACATTGTCATAGGTGCAGGGCTTGCATACCGTGGCCAGGTCTACCGCCGCTCTAAAGGCTTTGGCTTTAATCTCCGTGGTGTTCATCTCGGGGTTCCTTTCTTGGTGTTCCGTGGTTGATGGCTATCACTATACGCGGTCCAATACTGGAACGCAAGTCAGTAGCGATTAAACCACCCGTAAACCATTGCAAACACTAGCTTCACTCGGCGTGTCGAAACTTACGATTCGCGACGTAAAATCGCGGGTATATACCTTATATACCAAATAAAGGCTTAACGAGAATATTCTCAATAATAAATATCAGAAAACAAAACCTGAGTCCACCACACTCAACTCTCGAAAGTTGAGCCACGACACACCAAGATTGACAAACCACACCACACTGCTATCATTCTTCGCCCACACACGGGCACGACCACACAACAGCCAGGACAGCCCCACACCCACCACACACAGCACACGGCCACACCACGGCCACACGGATAGGGCTAGCCACGCCACGACCGCACGACCACACACACCACGCATAGGCACGCGCCGCCCACACACACCCATACGCACGCCCACGCACACACCCGCGCGACACCACCACCAACGAGTAGACACGCCCACATAGGGCCGGGAGGGGTACCCCCACCCAATAAAAAACAAGGCCGCTAGGTGTCTGGTTTCGCCCGTGAATGCCGTTCCCAGACTTTTTTGAATTAGCGTGACATGGTGTGTCACACCAATGATTGCAACGGTTTTCGGGCTGTCGCCTTTTCTGGTTTCTGTGCAACGCTTGTTGCAACGCTTGGTATGAGTAGACTGTCGTGTAGATAGATTGTCGGGGATTGGAGCGAGGCTCAGGTTCCCGACATATTGTTATCCACCCCGCATGCCATTGGCGTCAGGGTTTTCTGTATTTGCCGCACCTTGAAATTGTCATCAATACAACTACTACTAATTAATGCGTAGGCCGTTGGCTCACGTGGGGTTGCATTGACGTCGTTTTCTTGAACCGGGTGCGGTTTGGATGGTTGGCAGAGTCCGGCTGATTGCAGCGGCTTGCTAAGCCGCCGAACGTCGTTTTGGCGTTCCGCGAGTTCGAATCTCGCACCATCCGCGAAGTATCGAGGGTCGCTCCCTTGATGCTTTATGAGGTTGGCTGAATAAACCCGGATTGCATGTATGCCGGGTTAAGGCTGCGTCACGGCTTAGCGGCACCCTTTAGCGGGGGAAGTGTGACGAGGAACGCTACAGCGGTACACGGTTAGTGCATCACATGCTCGGCGTTGGTGGTAAAACGCAATCCACCACCTCGAATCGGCGGTAGGCACGTGGAGTGCGCGTCGGCTGTAACCCGACTGCCTTTGGCAATGGGAGTTCGATTCTCTCTGCCGCCACAATCGCAATGTAGTGCCAAATATCTGGTTGTTAGGACTGGGGCTGAATACCTAGGGTGTCCCGGTCGCAGAGAACGTCGGGTAGCGCCCGGAGATCGTCGCATTATATTCGTGCGGCGCGTTGCGAGACTTGGAGAGGCCAGCCGATTGGCGGCGGCAACTGTTTCGAAAACAGTCTGCCCTGACGGGCGTGTGGGTTCGACTCCCACTCTCTCCGCGTGGACGGCTGGTCGGACGTCCTGGTGCGAAATATTACGACCTATATGCCCGTAGTTCAGTTGGTAGAACGGCGGTCTCCAAAACCGCAGACGTGAGTTCGATTCTCACCGGGTATGCGATGCTGGTAGCTCAGTTGGCTAGAGCGTATGGCTACGGTCATAGGGTCGGTGGTTCGAGTCCACCCCGGCACTCACAACGCCTTAGAGAAGAGGCGCCTCTTGGCGGTGACAGCTTCTCGGTCATTGCCAGTCGCCGGCGGCGGCTTCATGCCATGCTGCACGGTAATAACTGAATAGCTCTCCCCTTGTGGGAGACGTGGCATTGTAGCTCAGTTTGGTGGAGCGGACGCCTCGTAAGCGTCAGGTCGTCGGTTCGATTCCGGCCATTGCCTCTAGGAACCGGTGCGTCCGTGGGCCAACTCCCTTGTATTTGGATTAACCCCGTTGGAATGCTCGCTCGCCACGCTCCCACCGGTTCCGCCCCTTTACCTGTTGGGAGGTTTTTCGTGCGTTGGAAAAATTCCCATCGTAAGGAGCGGTTCAATCCCGATTGGCCACGTATCCGACATGAGATTCTGGAGCGTGACCGGTTCGCGTGCCAGTGGCCCGTGACCGACGAGTTCGGTTTCACTCACATCTGCGCCCAGCCCGCGAACGAGGTGGATCATAAGGTTCGCGCCACGAACGGCGTGGACGATGATTCGCCCGAGAACCTGTGGGCCTTATGCCAGTACCATCATTCGCAGAAGACAGCGCAGGAGTCCACTGAGCAGCGGCGCATGAACCGTGAACGCCGGAAGGAGCAGGAATGGTATTCGCGTCCGGCGTATCGACGGACTGCCTCGTAACGGGTTGCGGCGAGCTTGCCGTGGCCGATGGGCTGTGTCGGAGTCATTACAATCGCAAGGCTTATTCCGGTAGGCCGGTGACGCCTATCCGCGCTCGGGTGTGTCCCATGTGCGGCATGGCGTTCCAATTGACCCGTTCCTCGAAGATTTTCTGCTCCCCTACTTGCCGTAAACGGTTTCAACGGTTTCGGGCGAAGCACCCGTATACGACGTTGGCCAGTGATCCTAATCCGATCATCGAATCGGAGCCGTTGACCCCGGAGCCGGTGCGGAGCATGACGTATGGGGCTTTCACGGAGGCTGACATCTGGGCGAAGTGCGATGGCACGTGCAGGGGTTGCGGCAAGCCGGTTTCAAAAGACATCGACAGTCCCGACGCTGGTACTCCCGCGTGGATTGTCCCGCCCGAGGACGGTGGGGACCCGTCGTTCGAGAATCGGGCGATTTTCCATTACAGGTGCGTGCGACGCCACGTCTGACGCGCCTTCTGCAGAACGAAGCCCGTCACGGGCCGAAAGCTGGTGAATCATCATGGTTGGGAATGGCAGGAAGGCCGCGAAACCCAAGACGGGTGGAGGCTATGCTTCCGAAGCGCCGCTGGATAAGGTGCCAGAGGATTGGACGTTCGAGGAGTTGGAGCCCATCGGCCCCGAACTGCCGGACGCTTCCGAACTGAATCTGCTCGATGGCGTGTGGAGCCCGTTCGTCCGTAAATACTATGACGCTTTCCGTCGTACCCCTCAGGCGCGCCAGTTGCGCACGAAATGGGAGTGGTGGAATTTCTTCTACAAGCTGGCCGTCATGGACAAGAGCATCAAGAAACGCTCCTATGACGGTCTGGCCCCAGAGATGCGCCAGTCCATGAACCAGTATGGTGATACCCCCGACGCTAAACGCAAACTGAAGATGGAGGAGTCGCAGGCCAACGACATGGCCGCTGGGATCGTGGGCTTCCAGATTCCCGATGACCCGAACAACGATTTCGATGATCGTGCGCGGGCGGTGCTCTGATGCATGACGTCATTCCCAAGCTGACAGCGAAGGACAGGCAGCGTTCGCTGGGCCGTCTGGCGGTGTGGTGGATTGAGACGTTCACGCTCATCGGGCGCGGAGACGCGAAGGGCCTGCGTATCCGCCACTCCCCCGAATACTTCCAGTTCATCATCGACTGCTATGCGCTTGACCGTAATGGGCGGCGCAGGTTCGGACAGGTGTTCCTCGCACGTCCGAAAGGCTGCAACAAGAGCGGTTTCGCCGCCGAGATAGCGATGTTCGAGGCTTTCGGCCCGTGCCGGTTCGCTGGTTGGGCGAAAGGCGGGGAAACCTACACGTTTCTTGGCAAGACCTATACGTATCGCAAGGGCGAGCCGATGGGCCGTCCGGTGAAATCGCCGCTCGTGGTCTGCTTGGCTACAGCTGAGGAGCAGACTGGCGAGGTTTACGACACCATCTACTACAACTGCACCGAAGGCTATCTGCGATTTTTGGCCGGTGATGGCATGGACGCGGGCAAGACCCGTATCCTGTGGCCCAAGACCGGCATGGAGATTCGATACTCGACAGCCGCCGCGCGAAGCAAGGACGGTGGTCTGCAGACGTTCGTGTGCTTCGACGAGGTTCACCAGTACAACAACAAGCGTCTGCGTGACCTGTTCGACATCATGACCCAGAATCTCACGAAGCGTGGCGTCGCCGCAGACCCGTGGTATCTGATGACCACGACCATGTATCAGCCGGGCGAGGACAGCGTGGCCGAACGCGCGTTCAAGACCGCGCATGATCTCATGGAGGGCCGTCTGCGTGGCTGGGAGGACCTGCTGTTCGACCATCGTTACGCCGACTTGGCGTTGGATGATTTCGCCGACGACGAGAAGCTTGAGCATGCGATCTACGAGGCGTACGGTTCCGCGATGAAATCACCTGACGGCAAGGATTACATCTTCCTTCCCGATGGGCGCATGGTGCCGGTCGGCCCCGATGGGCGTTCCGCCGAAGGCTGGTCGTTGAGGGACGAGGGCGTGGAGCCCGGCCCCTCGAAGTACGGTTGGTGCGATCTGCGGCGAACCGTGAAGAAGATTCTCGACCCCGCATATGATCCGAACAACGCGATCAGGTTCTACTTGAACTCGCTGGCTTCCGCCGTGGATGCGTGGCTGACCGAGGACATGATCAAATCGCATGCGGTTCATCGTGACATTGTGGACAAGGCCATCGCCTCTCGTGACCTGAACCGGTTGAATGACGCTTGGCAGCAGGTGGTCTCCGACACCGATGAAATCACGTTGGGCTTCGATGGCTCCGTGTCCGATGATTCCACCGCGTTGGTGGGTTGCAGGGTGCGTGACGGCATGCTGTTCCTCATCAAATTGGAGCAGAAGCCGGACGGCCCGCAGGGCGCGAAATGGCGTGTTGACCGTGATTCGTTCGACGGCAGGGTGCGTTGGGTGTTCAACCATTACAACGTGGTCGGCATGTTCGCGGACACGGACGAATGGGAGCCGTACATCGCGCAATGGGAATTGGATTACGGTGACAGGCTTCAGGTGTATCCGAGGTCGAACGGCTCGCATATCCGCTTCCCGATGAACGGCTACAAGCGTGACGTGATGAGTGAATTGAAGACCATGCGCGCCGCGTTCAACGAGCCCATGAGAACCGTATCCAAATACGACGAGCCCGATGTGACGAACATCCAACTGTTCGCCGACCCTCGGCTCATCGACCATTTCCGCAACGGACGCCGCAAGGACAGGCCCGAAGGATACCTCGTGTTCAAGGAGACCCAGAACAGTCCCCATAAGATCGACGCCGCCATGGCCGGGCTCCTCGCCTACCGTGCCCGCGACATCTACTTGGGTGCCGCCGTTTCCAACGAAGAGGAGTCGTTCGCCCCCGTGCGCGTCTGGTGAACCTGATGAAAGGAGGCCGCATTGGCCGAACTGCAGAGCCTTATCCCCGGCGACGAGGAGCCTGACGGCGATGCCATGCTGCTGACCCAGCTGGCGAACGGCCTCGTATCCCGTATTCCGACCCTATGCACGTTGAAGACGTTCTATGACGGCAAGGAGCAGGTGCCGGTCAAATCGATTCCGAAAAGCACCAACCAGTCCGGCTACGCGGTCTACCAGAGGTTCGTCTCCATCTGTCAATTGGATTTGGCGAAGGCCATCGCCGATGCGGTGATACACCGCCAGCGGCCCACCGGGTTCCGGCTCATCGCCGACAAGACGATGCGTTCCACTAAGGCGGACGACATGTGGTCCCAGTGCCGTATGGAATTGAAGAGCCGTCAGATGTTCCACGATCTCGCCGTATACGGCAACGCCTACGCACTGGTCAACAAGAACAAGCTGCCATCGCATATCACGGTGCTCAGCCCGTGGAACACGTACGTCTCCTCGGACGAGGATTCGGCGGTCAACTACTGGTACAAGGCCAGCGAGGGCTGCGAATATCTCGCCCTCTACCGTCTGATACGCAATGATGACGGCAGCGTGAAGGACGTCTACTGCCGCATCGCCTACAACAAGACCGACTCCCGAAGCCTCCTTGAAGAAGGCGACGAGGAGGAGATATACGGCATCGCCAACGACGATTCCAAGATTCATCCAACGCTGTCACCCACGTTCCAATGGGATGGCGGTGCGGAAAGCTCCTATGATTTCGCGGAGAAATGCGAATGCCTTCCCATCGTGCGCATGCACGCGCCGGGCGGCAAGGGCCAGTTCGAGCCGCATATCCCTACATTGGGCAGCATCGACCAGCAGCGTTTCCAGCGTTTCTGCATTCAGGAATTGCAGGCGTTCAAGCAGCGTGCCGTGTCGATGAGCAACATGCCTCAGTTCTACAAGGAGTCCGACCCGCAGGTTCGTGACGGTTTGGCTCAGGCCGGAGACCGTATCGACTACAAGGATCTGTTCCAGCAGGGGCCCGACGCATTGTGGCTGGTTCCCGGTGACGCGAAGTTCTGGGAGTCCGGCGTCACGGACATCAATCCGCTCATCACCGCCGTGGCTTCCGACATCAAGCATCTCGCCGCCTCCTCCGGCACCCCGTTGGATATTCTCAGCCCGGACGTTTCCGGCAGCGCGGAAGGCGCGCAGCTCAAGCGTGAGGGTCTGGTGTTCAAGGTCGAGGACATGAACGCGCGTGCCAATGACGGGTTCACCCGTCTCATGCGCATGGCGTTGGAGGCCGATGGCAACAGCGCCGCCGGCGAACGGTTCGAGACCGTGTGGAAGCCCATCAACCCTCCATCACAGTTGGAGCAGGCTCAGGCTGCGAACTATTCGAAGGGCATTCTTCCCGTCAAGACGAACATGCGCCGCAGCTACGGCATGACCGAGATTGAGATAGCCGAGGCCATGCAGGACCTCATGGACACGCAGTTCGCTCAGGCCATGGCCTCCGAGAATGCGATGATCGAGGGCAAGACCTCCCAGCAGTCTGCGGGCGTTCTGCCCGACGAGACGGATTCTCTCGCGTTCTCCGATACCGCGAGTGAAAACGACGTGGTGCAGGCGGATGAGCCCCCGACCGTGGACGGTGAATGATGGCCGTTATGACCTTGGAGGTCGCGTCCAACGCGCTCCAATCCTCACGTCAGAGGCTCGTCAACGAGTATGTGAGGCTGGCCCGCACCATGTGGCTCAGCCTCACGCCAGCCGACTGGTGGAACGACGCCGTGACCTACGGCGCAGCCGCGAGGCTCGCTTTGCTGGAGCTAGCCCTGATAGGCCAGGTGCGCAGGCTGGGAATCAGCTACGCCGACCAGACGCTGCGCATGGTGGGCATCACCCCTGCCGGAGACGTGCAGCAGCTCGTCTATCCGAGGGTCAACACCGACCCGTGGCTGGTGGCCGCGCGCCCCGCCGAATCGTATCGCGGCGAAGCCGTCAAGAACCCCGATATAAGGCCGGAAACATGGCCCAAGAAGGGTGATGAGCTGTTCGATGAGGTCAACAAGTGGCTGCAATCCGCGTTGCAGCGATTGCAGACCAACGTGTGGGACAACGTGGAACGGGCCTCCACCGACGCCACATTGGGCCGGTATCGGGGCAGCAAGGTGCTCGAATACCGCAGGGTGCTTCATCCGGAGCTTTCCCGTTCCGGTTCGTGCGGCCTGTGCATAGCCGCCGCAGACCGATGGTATTCGACCGCAGCCCTGCTCCCCCTGCACGCGAACTGCAAGTGCGGCGTCGCCCCGGCAGGCTCCGATTATGATCCCGGATTCCAATTGAACTCCGACGATCTCAAAAAGCTCTACGAACAGGCCGGAGGCACCACGGCGGCGGCGTTGAAGAACGTGAGAGTCAAGACCATCACGCACGGCGAGCTTGGCCCGATACTCATGGCGCAGGACGCGAGGGATACGCCGAACCCGGTTCCCGGCAAGGATTCCGACAAGTGGACCACGCCGGACCGGAAAACCACGCTCCAGCAGTTCCAGCGGATGAAGGACCGTGCGATCGAGTTCTCCAAACGCTACAAGCAGGTGTCCGACACCGGCAAGGAAGTCTCCTTCAGATACGAGGGCCGAACCTACAGGTTCAAGCCGTCAATCCATCTGAGGCAATCATGGGCATACCAACGTGCCCTGCTTAACCAAGTGCAGTCGATGCTCGGCACCGCTGCCTGACACAGAAAGGCCATCATGGCTAACAATCAGGAGAATCAGACCGTCACGGACGGTTCTCAGAACGCCGGCCAGACCGTCACGGCCAACACCGGCACGGTTTCCACCGCGAACAGCTCGATCACTGGTCCCGTCATCGCTGCCATGTCCGCCGCTAACAGCGTGACCCCACAGAGCATCATCGCCAACGCAGTGACCGCCGAGAAACTTGCCGCGAACAGTGTCGATGAGACGGAAAACGGTCCCGACTGGAAGGCATTGTCCCGCAAGCATGAGAAGCAGGCCAAGGACAACTACGAGCAGCTTCGCAAGACCGAAGCCGCCTACGAGGAGTCCCAGAGCCAGCTGCATGACTTGCAGGTGGAGAACGCGCGTATGAAGGCCCAGAAGGCCCACCCGCAAATCAGCGACGACGTGTTCGCCCTGTGCGGCGAGACCGAACCGGAGAAGATTTCCGAATGGGCCGAGAAGTACGCGGCGCTCAACCCGGTCGCGGCTCCGACGAAATCCGAACCCGTCCGCGAGAAGGCCGAACAGGGGGCACGCACCCGTGGCGAGGGAACCCCGAAGATTCGTTCCGGCACATACGCAGACGGGTACGCCGCCGCCAAGGCACGTCAGGAGCAGAGGCGCCAAGCCCGCTCCGCCAAGTAACCACAAACATTCAATCGAAAGGAAAAGCACATGGCATACGAGAATGTGCGCTCCACTGGCATCGTGACCGTGGAGGAGAACAACGAGTGGCGTTTCGGCAACCACACCGATGACGGCACAGTGAGCGTCACCCTCGACCTGTCCACGTTCAACGTGAAAGATGATACGAAGCGTGACAAGTACCTGACCGGTCTTGGCGACAAGGCCACGACCATCTGGATCAAGAGCGGCATCCCGCTGGCCAAGATCACCGCCTCCGGCGAATACGGCCCGTATGACCCGAATGCCACCGATGGGCGTCAGACCAAGATCGCCGGCCTGTTGGAAAGCATGGTGGAGATCAGCGTCACGTTCGGCGGCTGGGATGTGGTCAACGGTGCGAACGTCGGCATGCGCTACCGTGGTGACATCATCAAGAGCAAGCTGCCGGTCGTTCCCGCCGACGACGCGGTGTGGGGCGGCAGTTTCTTCGACATCGAGGACGATACCGTCACCCCGCTGTCCAACGCTTCGGCCACCTCCAACATCACGGTTCCAGCAACGGTCACCGCGGCGAACATCACCGACGCCTCCACCGTCGGCCGCAGCATCCTGACCGCCAACGATGCCGCCGCAGCTCGCACCGCCATCGGCGCCGGCACCGGCAACTCGAATTTCGACGGCTCCTACAACAGCCTGAAGGACAAGCCGACGATTCCCCCCGCCTACACGCTGCCCGCCGCCACGGCGAACGCGCTCGGCGGCGTCAAGCAGGTGACCATCGCGGCGGGCGCCAGCGCGGCGGACATCGTGACCGCACTCAAGACAGCCGGCATCGCCAAGTAACCAATCCAACAACCCTTATAAGCCCGCCCATTGTGGCGGGCTTTCGTATATCTGAAAGGAACCCTCAATGAGTGGAACCCTGGAAAAGAACATCATCAGCCCGTCCGAGGCGTCGGGTGTGGTGCAGTCCGGCTTCGATTTCATCGACGGCCTGCTGCCGTTCGGCTCCGTGTTCCCCGTCAAGTCGAATGACGGCAAGGACACGGTGACGTGGCAGAAGATCATCCCGCCGAAGGAGACCGACGCCATGAAGTTCCGCGCCTGGGACGCGGAGGCCGCTCACGGCAAGACCGTCGCCCAGTCCGGCGAGAACTACACGGGCCTTATCCCGCTGTCGAAGATGGGCCACATCTCCGAACGCGACGTCATCAACCACACGGGCGATTCCACGTGGCTGCATGACAAGGCCGTGGAAATCCTCACCCAGTTGGGCCAGGAAGCCGCCGTACGCATCGAACTGGCCCGCATCGCCGCCATGGTGGACGCGAAGATCACCGTCGAGGAGAACGGCCTGAAGGCCAACACGTGGACGTTCGACCGTCCGACCAGCATCTCCAAGCTCACTCCCGCCAAAGTCTGGTCGGACGTGAAGTCCGATCCGGTCACCGACGTGCAGAAGTGGGTGGACGCCATCAAGAAGGAGCGTGGCCGTACTCCGGGTGCCGCGCTGACCACCAGCAAGGTCATCGACGCGCTGCGCACCAACGAGTCGTTCATCACCGAATACACGGGCGTTTCCCTTGCCAATTCGAAGCCGCGCCTGACCCGCGCCGAAGTGCTGGACGTGCTGCGTACCGCCTGCGGCCTCGCCGACGTGCGCATGATCGACGTGCTGTACACCGACCTTGAGGTCAACAACGGCTTCAAGATGCCGGTGGACACGAACACGCTGATCCCCAACGGCACGTTCATCATGTTCCCGTCGTTCAACGATACGGGTCTTGGTTTCACCGCCTCCGGCCCGACAGCAGAAGGACAGGATCCCGAATACGGCATCAACAAGAGCGTGAACGACGGTTTCATCGGAGCCATGTTCTCCGGTGGCGCCCCGGTCAAGTACGACCTGTGGGCCAACGGCACGATGATGCCGATCCTGCAGGAGGCCGTCAGCACCGCGAAGGCTTCCGTCCTCGGATAGTAAGGAGGGGTCGTGGCTTCCATCGATTCCATCGACTGGCTGAAATGGTTGCGTGTCAACGCGCTCGACCAGCCCGACCTTCTCCTTGACCGGTTTCCCAACGCATGGCTGCTCAATGAGTGCGGGGTCGCTGCCGACATGGTTCAGGCTGAATGCCAGAACGTGGCCCCGCGTTATCAGAACGGCCTGTTGAAGGAGCGCACGCTTGGCTATGTGGTGAGCCAGATGGTGTTGCGTGTCGTCCGCTACCGGCAGTTCAAGACCGAATCGAACGGCAGCTACTCGTATACGAACTTCGATGCGCAGGACAATCCGCCCGGCAAGGACGGTTCCATGAACCTGTACGTGTCGAAACGTGAGAAGGCGCTGCTGGAAGGCCATTCCGACTCGATGGGCCCGATGGGTACCGTGCATATGGGTCTCGACCGCGCCTACGGCATGTGAGGCGCTTATGGAGACCTATGACATGGGCCACCTCTACGACGGGGTGGACATCGACGAGCTGGGCGGAGGTCACCTGTACGACCGTACGGAATTGACCGGCCATGGCGTCCAACAGTTGTTCGATACGGATTACGTGATCGTGGTCAACCGTCGTCATGTGCAGGACGCGCATGGAGGCTATCACGAGCAGGTCGGCGACCCGGTGAAGGTCGTGTGTTCGGTCGAAGGCCGGGCGCAGCAGGCCGGCATGTTCTCCATCAGTGGCGCCGAGGACAAGAGTCCTTCCGGGCAGAACGGCGGGGGCCTTCAGGAGGTCACGCCCTTGCAGATTCTCGCACGCCAGTGGCCCGGTGATATTCATTCGCGTATCTGGTACAAGGGCGACTGGTATGACGCCGACGGTTATCCGACATGGCGTGGCAGCGGCAGCGTGCTTTCCCAGCATTGGGAGGTTCGTTGCCGTCGCGTGGTCATCGGCGGCTACGTGCCCGGCGGAATTCCCGAACCCGAATGGTCGAAGGAGGTGGGCGCCGATGGGCCGCGTGACCATCAAACCGAGAATAGGCCGTGACATAGCGCTCATGTTCGGCCCCGAAATCACCCTCGAAACAGCCGAGAAAGCGGCCGTCATGGTCAAGGCGCAGATGGGGGCCGGAACGGTCAACGACCGTAACCATGCCGTCGCCCGAGCGGACTTGTCGGATCGTATCGATGTCTCCATACGTCCCGGCCACGCTCAGGACCATCAGGTCGTGCTGAGCGTCAAGGGGCGCGAGGGTACGGAGATTGCCTCCGCATTGGAGTTCGGTTATGTCAACAATCGGGCCGGACGCCGTTTGGCTGGCATGCATTCCATGCGCAACGTGGCCTCGAAGCTGAAGGTGTAGGCCGTCATGGACAACATCTTCAAACATCTCGCCATCGACGTGCGCGAAAGCATCGACGCCGAGCAGATCGTCTACGAGCTGCTGCAAAGGGAATACCCGAACGAGGATTGGACATCGGTCGCCGTATACAGCGAAATCGACCTCGATCTGAACGCCGTGGCCGAGAACGGTCGCGTGATCCTCTACGAGGTGTCCCCCGGACAGCAGGTCGATAGGGGTTTGTGGCGGTTCACCGTGTCGTTCACCGTTCTCGCAGCCGACACGAACAATCCGAGCGGCCTCGCCCGCAACCTGTACCGCACCGTCATGGGGTGGCCGTTCGAGGAGAAAACCTCGGCGGGCAAGATAAGCCGCATCAACAGCATTGATTCCCCCCAGCGTCGCAGCGACGCCAAGGAGAACCAAGGCAAGAACATCAAGGAATACGGTTTCGACGCCTCAATGGACGCGCGGGACCTCATCTGACCTACAGGGGTCGGCCACATGGCCGGCCCTTTTCTTTTACCCAAATCCAATATCCGAAAGGAACCATCATGGCTATTAATGGAGATGCGCTGCTTCAGGCCGCGCGAGGAACCGTGTTCACGGCCCCGGCCAAGACCGCCATCCCGACTGCCGGCGTCAAGCAGTTTCTGTTGAACTCCGGCAGTGTGAAGGTCGGCACCGCGGACACTCCCGTTTGGGATAATCTCGGCCACACCTCCAATTCCAACAAGATCAGCTTCAGCAAGGACGGCGGCGACACCACCACCATCGACACGTGGCTGATGGCCGCCGCACGCACTTCCACCGAAGCCCCGACCATCACGGTCAGCGGTGCCAGCGTGCAGGGCGACAAGGCGACCCTGAAGAAGGTCACCGGCGGCTGGGATGGTACCAACGGCGGCGTGATCGTGCCCATCAAGCCGATCGTGCAGAAGCTCGCCTTGTTCGTCCTCGCCTACGATGACGGCGACAAACTGTCCTTCGGCTTGTATCTGCCGGAGACCGATTTCACGTTCGACACCATCGACCTGACCGGCGACGAGTTCGCCGAGTTCAGCTTCAACGCGGTGGTCAAGTCCACCGATGCCCTGAAGAAGGGCCCGAACGGTGAGACTGGAGGCTACGCGCTGTTCAGTCCGGAGGATTTCAAGTAGGGTCCGCAGCCATCCGCGCTGCGGATGGTGGAGACCCGCCAGCCACAGTCGAGGCTGGCAAGGATATCCGGCTCGCGGGCCAGCCTTCCACTCTCGGCGGGGTGAAGCTGCCGGCTCCCACCGCCTGACATTGATTCATCCCCATACGGTTCTCCTATCCGGGCCGTATGGGGGTTCTTCATTCACGGATAGGCTTCACGGATAGGAGACGGCATTGACCGCCAAGAAAAACACCACCGAGGAACCAACTCAGAAGTTCCCCGAAACTTTCGAACAGCTCGTCAAGGAATATCCGGAGCTCAAAGGACTCCCGAAACTCGTCAGGGCATGTGACTTCAACGCGGAACAGTCCGCCGACTTCACCGTGCTCCTCACCCTTCTGGACACGCAGATGCCAAATTTTGACGGCAAGGACCCGATGGACGCGGCTCTGGTCATCGCCCGCGTCGTATCCATCTCCAACGACTTCTACAAGGGGCTCGCCACGGACAAGAAAGCCTACGAGAAGTGGGCCACGGGCCGTGACGGCAACGTCTTGTTCTCCGCGTTCCTGAACCTGAGCATGTTCTACCGGATCGAACTGGGAAAATCCGAAGCGTCGAGGAAGCCTACCGAAACTGCCCAGTCGAACTGACCTGCGACTTCAGACGCTTCTACAACCTTGATATGCCCGCCGCCATCCACAAATATGACGGCGGGTTCCTCGTAAGGCTCCTGCAGGGTTTGTCGGGTTATGACGAGTCCCTGTACCGCGAATGGCTGCTGAATCATCCCATGCAATCCGAGACCGCCGATGAAGGCGAGTCACGGCGCATGCTCTCCTATCACCGTTATTCGCAGGACACGAGCCTCCTGCTGGGCATTTTCAACCATGTGGGCGCGTTGACGTGCGGGCTCATGGAAACCAAGAACGGCAAGCACCCCGAGTTCACGCCGATTCTTCCCCCGGACACGGAACAGCCGGAAAAGCCGGTCGAGGCGAACCTCGATTCGATGAAGGCCTTGTTCTCCTCCCGATAACTGAAAAGAGGTTCACCGATGGCAGTATACGAGGGCGGTGCCGTTGGCATCAGCATCTACCCGGACACCAATGACTTCGGTGCGGAATTGCGCCGCAAGCTCGCACGTTACGCGGACGAAAGTCTCGACATTCCACTGAACGTGGACGTTGATGATGCGAGCTGGACCGCCACGAAACGGCGCATACAGTCCGATGACCTGACCAAGACGGTCGAGATTCGCGGTGACGATAAGACACTGCGGAAAATGGTCGATGGCATCAACGACCGTAAAATCTCTCCGAAGGTTGAACTCGACCAGGCGATGACCAGCCTCCGCAAGCTCGAAAAGGAGCTTGACGGAGTCCGTGGCAACGCGAAACGTATGGGTAAGGCCATCAAGACCGCATCCGACAACGGCTACCGATGGAAGGTGTCTGCCCGGTACGCGAAGCAGTATGGCCAGATTCTTTCCAAGCAGACCGCGTTGGAGAAGAAGTACGGCGCTCAGAGCGAACGGGTTCTGGGCAAGACCCGCAAGAACATTCGTCAGCTTCAGGACGCGATCCTCAAGTTCAAGCCACTCGGGTCGAACGTCGTGGAGATGAACGAAGCGAATCTTGCGATCGCGCGAATCGACCGAGAGATAAAACGGCTGAGGGACAATCCTGACGCGAAGATTCGCATCGACATCGACCGTTACGCGAAGGTCGTTTCCGACCTTGAGAACGTGGCACGCAAGACCGACGAGCTGAACCGCAAGGAAGCCCGCGTCAAGTTCTATACGAACGGCGCCGACAAGCTCAAACGCGAGCTGGATGATCTGCGCCGCCGTTACGTGAACCTGCCCAAGGAGATAGAAACCTCCTACAGGCAGGCCATCGACCGCATGAACACTGCCGGCCATCTCGCCGGACGTGACAAGGATTTCAAATATGTGGCCGACCTTGACCTCGATGTGAGCAAGGCCCGCCGCAAGGCCCGTGATTTCCAGAACGACCACGACAAGCTGGAGATGGACCTCGACCTGAAGTCGGCTGCGGCTTCCGCGCATCTCATGTACCTGACCCGTCCGCGCAGCGTGGAAATCTACGCGAAGCTGCACGCCACGGACATGGGCAAGCTTATCGACGGCATGCTCTACGGTGCCACCGGTCTGCGTGGGGTCAACAACCAGTTCCAGCGATTGGTGAATTTGTTCGACACGTTGGACACGAAGGTTCCCGTGCTGGGTGCGGTGGGCGCCGTCATCGGCGGAGTGTCCGCCGGCGCGGTGAACCTCTCCTCCAGCGTGCTTGGCGTGGCATCCAGTCTCGGCGCCATGAGCAAGGCGGCTTTCGCGGCTCCCGCCGCCATCACCGGCTTGGGTGCGGCGTTCGTCGTGCTCAAGCATGCGTGGGGCGACAAGGGTGGCACGTTTAGCGACCAGATCGACATCGCGTCCACGAAGCTCGCTGGTTTCGGCGACGCGATTGACGAGGCGTTCTACGAGAAGGCGCGTCCGGCCATCAGAAGCCTGATGGACGATGTGAGCGGCACGCTTATCCCCGGCATGACCGGCATCGCGTCCAGCGAGGGCAAGGTGGTCGAGGGGGTGGCGGACATCATCCGCGAGTCCGACAAGGCCGGCGAGCTGTCCACCATATTCTCCCGTACTTCCGAGGCCGTGGACAATCTCAATCCGGGACTGCGGAGCGTGGTGGAGTCGTTCCTCCGCTTGAGCGACGGCACCAGCCAGTACCTGCCTCGCGCCGCCTCCTATTTCAGTGATATGGCCTCGAAGTTCGCCGACTGGGTGGATAAGACCCGAGCCACCGGCGAGATCGTCGCGTCGATGAAGCAGGTGGTCGAACAGGCCGGTTATCTGAAGGACTCGTTCAAGGGCGTGTGGGGCATCGCCACGGGCCTGTATTCCGCGTTGGCGGAAAGCCAGAACGGGCTCGAGGGGTTCAGCACGGCTGTAGGCAAGGCCGACCGTGCGGTGAACTCCGCCAGATTCCAGACCACGTTCAAGGCGTGGGCCAAGGGCGCGGAAGCCGCGAAGAACGAGATGCGCAACGCCTTCTCGGACATCGGTTCCGCAGCCTACGAGCTGCGCGACACCACCGCCGGAATGTTCACCGATGCGGGCAATACGATCAGCTCGTTCACCCGTAACGCGAGCCGTCTTCTGAAAAACTCGAAGGACGGCATCAGCGGATTCTCGTCGGGAGTGTCCGAAGGCTTCCAGAAGGTGTTCTCAGCGGTTGGCGACGCGAGCCCCGCGTTCAACCAGCTGCTGAAGACCGTGGGCCAGCTGTCCAAAACGTTCGGCGGTACCCTTGCCGCCACGTTGAAGGCCAGCGCGCCGCTCATCACCACGGTCGCCAAAGCCGCCGAGGCCACCGCCAATGCGTTCAGCAGGCTGCCCGAACCGATTCAGGCCGCGATAGGCCTGTACGCCACGTTCGGCAAGGCGGGCATGACCGCTTGGAACACGGTGAAGACCGGTCTGGTCGAGAACACGCTGCGCATGGTCGAATACCAGAAGGCGTTGAACGGGCTCGGCGTGACCACCAAGACCGCCGGCGCGAGCATGAAGGATGCGGTCAGCGGTTTCATCGCCGCCAACCCGGCCTTGAATGGCATAGCCGACAGCGTGAGGAACGCAAACGGCGTGCTAGGAAAGACCGGTGCTTTGGCCAAAGGTGTCGGCAGCGCCGTGCTGGGCGCGTTCGGCGGGCCGGTCGGAGCCGCCGTGACCGCTGGCGTGGCCGTGGTGACCGCAGCCTACTCGGAGTATGTGAAAACCGCTCAGGCCAATGAGCAGGCGTCCGAGAACATTCGCACCGCGTTGGAGAAGGTACCGGATTCCGCTCAGTCCGCAGCCGAGGGAATCACCGAGGTTGGCAAGGCCATCAAGGAGAATTTCGACAACACGGATTATTCCGGCACGAAGTTCGACTGGTGGTCGGATATGACCACGGGTTTTGATTCGGTGAGCGACGCGGCCAAGAAGCTCGGTCTCAACGTCAGCGATCTCACCAAGTCCGTTACCGGTTCGCAGGCCGAATACCAGGCGACACTTGACCGGCTCGATGCGACGATTGAGAAATACAATGTCAACGTCGGTCATGGCATAGGCAAGAACGCCGATCTGGCGAGGGCCGCGCAGAAGGTGAAAACCGCGCTTGAGGATCAGCGCAACGAGTACATAGCCAATTCCGAGGCCATTGCCCAAGCGAACGGGTATGCGGAGGGTTATGCCACGAAGCTCATCAAGCTTGGTGAGGATTCCGATTCGGTGTCCATCGCCATTTCCACTCAGGCCGAACGTACTCAGATGCTGGCCAAGGCTCAGCAGACTGCTGCGGATTGGGCAGAACGTCAACGCACAGCTCAGCAGAATGCGTTGAACGCGGCTTCCGACTACGGTGAAACGTATTCCAATATGGGGGATGCGATAGCCCGCGTCAATCAGTTGGCCGCGCAGAGCGGCCCGGTTTGGGATGCGAACGCTGCTGGCATCCAGGGCGTGACGGGCTCGTTCAACACGATGAGCGAGGCCGGTCGCGAGGCGCAATCCGCGTTGGAGAATCTGGGCAATTCCGGTCATGACCTGTTGAAGAGCATGGTCGAGTCCGGCGCGTCCACCGACGTGGTGAAAGCCAAGCAGGCGGAATTGGCGAAGCAGTTCCTCGCCACCGCCGACAGCATGGGTATTCCCGCCGATGCCGCGCAACGGTTGCAGCAGATCTATGGTCTGACCCCCGAGGAGGTCACCACCCTGTTCAAAGCCGAAACGGAGCAGACCAAGACCGCTCTCACCCAATATCTGAGCAATCTGCGAGCCATCTTCCCCGGGGACGGTAACACGGCGGTGTTCCAGACCATTCTCGAAGGCATCAACAGTGGTGCCATCACGAGCATGGATCAGGTCAGCTCGAAGATGGACGAGCTACGCAAGAACGTCAGCACCGACGGTTCCGGCAAGTACACGATTGTCCTTGACGCCGATGGCACTCAGGCGATCGTCGCCACCGATATTGTCAAGAAGCATGCCGAACTGTTCAAGGCTGGTTCTGATGGTAATGGTTACACGACCAAGCTGAACGCCGACGATCTGACGAAAGCCACGTTGGATTACGTCGAAGGCAATCTCAACGCCTACGACCAGTTGGCTCCGTCCGCCGACCTGAACGCGAAGGACAATTCAGGCCCGGCAAAGGCCAGCGCCGATGCGAACGCCCGCAACTGGGATGCCCAGCATCCCACCGCGTCGTTCGACGGTGACGCGACAGGCGCCGCAAACGCCAAGAGGTCGGCCTCAAATCAGGGTTGGCAATGGAACGGCAGCACGTATAACGCTCAGTTCGGTGCCAGTACGGAAAGCGTGTCCAGTTCCTTCTGGAGCGCCATGCAATCCGGTTGGGAATGGGCGAAGCAGAAGTTCTTTGCCGTGTTCGGCATCAAACGCCAGAACGCCGAGGGCGGCGAGGTAGCTGGTTCGAATGTCACCAAGACCGGACGTGTGGTCGGTCAGGGCAACAATACGAGCGATTCGGTTCCGTTGAACGCCTACACGGATGCGAGTACCGGTGAGTACGTGATACGTAAGGCCGCCGTGCAAAGCATGGAAAACCTGTACGGCAGGGGAATCATGGCCGCTATCAACGCGACCGGCAGCATTCCCAGCAAATACATTGCGGACGCGCGGCGCACCAGCCAGATCACCATGCCTTCCGGAGGGTTGAACGGCGGTTACAAGTCCGGAGGCTGGTCGATGCCCATCGAAACCAGTTCGGGCGACACATACAACCAGACGTTCATCTATCCGAGCGTCACACCAATCGAGGTTCAGAAAAACAACAAGCTCGACCAGTACGCGAACCTCGGTCTCTTGCAGTAGGAGGAAACGATGCTCTCCACCATGTCCTACAAACTCAACGGGGTCGCATTGGATACGGAGAACTGTCTGGTCATCGTGGGCTCCACGCTCATGCCGGGCATCAGCACCCGTAGAACGGTCGCCACGGTGCCCGGCGTGAGCGGAACCTTGAACCTCGGTGTTCCGCCCGTGTTCGAGGAGCGTGAGATCACGTTGAAGGTGGACGCATTCACTCCGAAAGTGTATGAGGAGTCTTCCCGGATAATGCGATTATGCTCCATGCCGAATCTCACTCTCACTCGGGTGAAGGACGGTGTGGAGCAGTCCACGCGGGTGGAGCTCACCTCGTTGACCGCCGATGACGACAGTTCCCATCCGAACAATCTGGTGTCGTTCACCGCGAAGTTCGCCATGCCCGACGTGTGGTGGCATGAACCGGAGTATTGGGATCGTCCGTTGTCGTTGAACAAGGACGGTCTCGTGTTCCCCCGACCTGTCACCATCAACAAATTCTGGACGAGATGGTCGGGAGAAGCGAACAACAGTACCTCACTGTTGGCGGATTTCATCACCATGTGGCGCGGCGAGGTCAACAATTCCGAGAGCCTACTGTTCGAGGATGGTATCCCCGGCGACGGTTTCTGGGGCGACGCCCCGTTGACGGACATCGTGTTCCGTTTTCCCAGCACCGTCACCTCCGTCTCCCTGACCGACCCCACGTCGAACACTGGAATCAGCTGGACCGGTGCGGCGGACAGTGCGAAACCCCTCTATATCAGGCCCGACATCATGCGCGCATGGCGTTCCGACTATGCGAACTCCTGGACTCCGACCGGCACGGATGTTTCCACCGGTTTGGATTATCCGGCGGGAGGAATCCTGCAGGTATGGCCAGACGTTTCCGAACTTTACAGATTGAAGGTCACCGCCACGGGTGCGACGGGAGATGCGCTCATGCATGTGCGTCGCGCATGGTGGTGACGGGAAGGCACTTATGAAGAACCTCTCCATCCGTTTGAAGGCGTACAAGCCGAACGGCGACACTCTGGGCCTGCTCCCCCAGCCGTCCTCGTTTTCCGCGAGTTTCCTGCACGATGACACGGGCGCTCTCCGATTGGAGTATTCCCGTAAGGCGTTGAATGGGTCGATTCTTGAACGCAAGCTCGAAACCGGTCTGGAAATCGCGGTCGAAGTGTCCGATGGCGGCAAATGGCTGGAACCGTTGAACGGTCGTTTCGTGCTCATCTCCCGCAGTCGTGACGCCTTGGACTCTTCGGATACGGTGACGTTCACCTGCCCCTCCTATGCATGGTTGTTGAACAAGGCGCTCATGCTCGACCTCGCTCATCTGGAGGGTGACGGGGACGATAAGGGCAAGCGTGTGTTCAAGAAGGCCTCTGCCGGTCTGGTCATGCGCACGTTCCTTGATGAGAACAAGACCCGTGGCGGTATCCCCGTCACCTGCGGTTTCGACACGGGCAGGGATTCGGCGGGCGCTGCGTGGAAGAGCGTCATGACGCTTGCCTACACGCCGGGCATCAGCAGTCTCACCGCGTTGGCGAATCTCGCCGGCAACAAGATTTGCGACTGGGCTTTCGATAAGCGGACATTGAAAATCTGGAACATGGACTCCACGGCATTATGCCGTGATCTGAGCCGCATCTCCGTCCAATTGGCGCATGACGTGCTCGAAGCCCCGGAAGAGGAAAGCATCGAGGCATTGGCCTCGCATATTCTCGTGCAGGGAGATAACAACAAGGCTTTCACGAGGGATAATCCCGCAGCGCCTTCCCCTTGGGGCAAGTGGGAGACGTATCTATCCCAGCAGGGAATCAGCGATGATGATACCGCCGCCCTCTATATGCAATCCACTCTGGATACTGCGGCACGTGTTCGAGGCCAGTATACGAGGGCCCTGCGTGTCAACGATGCTCCGAGTCTTCCTCTCATCGATTACCGTCCGGGTGACTGGATCACCGCGCCAACCGTCATGCATGGGGAGAAGGTGCGTGTCCAGCAGGTCACGTTGAGCTTGGAATCCAATCAGTTCAAAGCTTCGGTCGTGTTGAACGACAAGGTTTACGATGCGACCGTACGTCAGGCGAAACGAGTACAGGGCATCACCGGTGGCGCCATCAACGGCGGCACCGGTGGTGGCCTGCCCGCTCCGGAAAAAGACCATCGGACGCCGAAGGCCGTGACTGGTCTTGTGGTGCAGACGGACGCCTATATCTCCAGTCGTGGTACCGCGTTGGGTTTGGCTACCTTGCAGTGGGCGCAGGTCTCGCAGGCGACGGATAATACGGCCATCGATATCAGCTCGTATCGGGTCGAATACCGGAAGAATCTTGCGGGTGCCCCGTGGGTTTCCGGTGGGGTGACGGACGCGCAGCGGTTGACGATCGGCATCGGCGGGTTGGAATGCGGCGCACGCTATGAGTTCCGCGTGCGTGCGGTGCCCACGTACAGCGACAGGCTGGGCGAATGGTCGAACGTGGTGGTGGCCCTCGTGGCCTCGGATGTGACTCCGCCCAGTATTCCATCGAAGCCGATCCCGACCAGCAGGTATGGGATCGTGGACGTCCAATGGGATGGCAGGAACAATGTCAATGCGGGGATGGAACCGGATTTCGACCATTGCGAGCTGGGCGTCAGTGAATCGAACGGCAACTGGCAGTACCGGGATTCGGTCGCTCGTGACGGGCATTGCATCGTCACCGGCCTGACCGCGTACAAGACGTACTGGTTCGCGTTGCGTTCCGTGGACCGTTCGGGCAACAAGTCCGGCTGGTCGGCGGGTGTGAGCGTGGTCGTGCAGTCGGCGGTCTCGCCGGAAGAGGTCGAACAAATCCAGCAGGATTTGGCTGACAACAAGACAGCGTTGAAGGACAATACGGCCAAGCTCGACCAGGCGCGGAAGGATATCCAAGCCAACAAGTCGAATCTCGACGCGGCGAATCAGACGCTCTCGCAGGCGCAGGCCGATCTGTCTCAGGCGCGGAAGGACATCGCGCAGACCAAAAGCGACCTGACCACGGCGAACGGAGAGATTTCGAAGGCGAAGGAGTCGGCTGCGCAGGCGTATGCCGAAGCCGACTCGAAGAACCATACGTTTCGTGGGCCTGACATGCCGGACGCCTCCAAAGGGCTGATCGTCGGCGACCTGTGGCTCAAGACCCAGAAGTATTGGACTCGCTGGCAGGGTGAGAAGAACAATTCGCCGTCCATGCTCGCGGACTTTTACACGTACTGGCAGGGGAATCCGAACAATTCGCCTTCCGTGCTCGTGCCATTGGCCGACCGCGTGATCGACACGCTCGTGTGGGACGGTTCCAAGTGGAACCGCATGGGCTATGCCGACGTGGAGGACAATGCGAAGCAGATCGAGCAGGCGAAGTCGGATATCGCGGACAACGCGGCGAAGACCACCGACGCGAAGAAGGC